GAGAGGATTCAAGTCCTCGGATAAAATCTAAATCAGCAGGATTAAATAACCCTGAATTTTCGAGTTCTGCTAATAGTAATGGTTGTGCGTCCTTCTTTAGCTTTTTATGTTCTCTACGGTAGCGATTTAGTAACTCCTGTTGTATATCTGAAATTAGATTGCGTTTTGCATTGTCTGTGTATAGCTCACTGTCGTGCAGGTGAGATTCTAACTCAGCATCAGATAGCATCGAATACTGAGAACCCATAGCCTCCTTGCGTAGTCTATCCTGAAGGAGCATTGCTTCACGAGCAGCGCCAAATTTAACATAGGCGGAGATCGCATCATCATACGTATAGATGACGAGATCGTCCTGTATAGTATCCTCACGAGTGAGATCGGGGCCCAGCACCTCTTCTACGGTAAACCCCTCGTTTATCCCTACTGTGTGTAGCCCCTCTATAAAAGCACTGAACGCTACTTCGGGGGTAATACGTCTGTCCTCCTGTACTAGATATGCGGCCCCATCTTTGGATTTTATCTCTAACCCCAAGTTAGTTATGCCCACAGGATCATAACTCTGCTTGTTTATAGCTATCCTCTGAACCGCATCGTTCGTTGATGCACCAGTCTTTTTCAACCTCTCTATAGCTTCAGTAACCTTAAACGGTTGTTTTCGGTATTTCCCTCTACCTATATAGGCTGTTGTCGAAGTTATGTTATCCCAATCACTCACTGTGAGGGTATTTTCTACCCCCTCTTCATTACGGGCATCTATATCTACGAGCACCATCTTTGGTTTCGCTAATATCACATGTCCTACTTCCCCACCAAATATGCCCCCCTCATTAATCGCACTATCGTAGTATTTAACTCCCTCCACACCTTCTTGGAAAGACCTGCTTTGCTCTTCGTGTGCGGGTTGGAGAGCTTGGAGTTTATCTCTAGCTACTGCAATCTTAGGTCGTAAAGCTAATTCATCTACGTCTCTAGCACCATGTTGCCGTTCTAACAGTTCAAGTTCTTTCTTGGCGGCTTTAATGGCTTCTTCATCTATGAGAATAGATGCATTAGCCTCTATAGCCTCAAACTCGTGTCCGGGGTAATCCTTTTCGAGTTCTGCTATTTTGTCTCTAAGTTTCTGGGAGGTTACTAAGAAAGTCTTCCCATTACTGGAAGTTGTCTCTGCGGAAAAGAGCCCGTTCACTCCTCCTACCATATTAAAAACTAGGGGGAGTCTCGTAGGGATTACATCCCCAAACAGATCCCACATAGTCCTTGTTGCGTTTGCAGGTCGGTTAGCTGTTTTTACTTGTTCTAGTATCTTCCGTAGCTCGGAAATATCTTGAATCCTCTGTTCGTCCTCAGGATTAGGGTCTTCCTGATATTGTACTGCGGCAACCAGATTTCTAAAACTCACTTCTTGTTCTGGCGAGAGTCCCCGATCTCTCACTAAATCGTCCATAGCATCTTCTATAGCGATTTCCATGTCTTCAGGGGATAGAGTAGAAGCTCTAATATCGCCTCTATCTGCGTCATAGCCGCTGGAATCTACCATCGAGGAAGATCTCGCACTCTTCAGCTTTTGCATAGATGCAGCAAGAGTACGCTTAATAGTGCTATAAAGTTGGGAGGTGCTTACTTTAAATAGCTTCGAGTCTTCCTGATCTTTTGCGACTCCCGTAATTATGGCTGCTGTTTCTTCAGCGCTTTTTGAATTCTTTAGCGCTGTCGCATACCCATCCATCCGCTGTTTTAACTCAATTAGTTGGTTTTTAGCACGTCTGATAGCGACGCTACGTTCTGGGCCTCGTTCAGTTTGTATCTGCTCCGCGAAAGGCCCCATGATATCTTGGAGTTGTGCCTCATAGGAGCGGATTAATATCGTACGCATATCAGCGGTGTCTGCAGTGCCTTCAGCCATACCATGAGTTTTTGCGTATGCTAATCCTGCATCTTTGAGATCTCGTTGTCTATAGGCGTTCAACGCTATTAGAGCGTTATAGCCGATATCCATCGCCTCTTCATCGGTGATCTCTGAATTGCCACTCAACGCATTTACGATATTCGTATCAGCCTCGTTCCAAATATCTTCGGCTTGCTCAGCGGTAAACGATGCCCTTGTAGGATCGCCTGTTACTTTCCCTATAATATGGTTAGTGGCTTTTATAACTGCATCGTACCCGACTTGAGCCGTTGCTAACGATCCAGCACTAGCCCCCGAAAGAGCCCCACTAGTGGTTAGTGCAAGTACCTGTGCAGTACGCGCATGTTTTTTAGCTTCCTCGCTAGGATGCAACAGTTCTGGGGCAGTGTCCCGTTTACCTGCTTCGAATTCTGACTGTTCTTTTAAGTATTCCTCAACTAGCGTATCTACGACTTCAGTAGGCTCTTCTAGCGTAGCTCCTTGGGCTGCGGCTTCAGTAGTCTTTTTAAATATGTCCTTAAACCCTTGGGGGGTATAGTTGATATTCTTACTTAGCTTGCTAATTATCGCTGCGGGCGCAAGGATATCTAGAGCCGCGATCACTGGGGCTGCTGTAGCTGCACGACGTATAGCATCATCGTGCTCTGCGCCCGCATCGATCTGAGTTCTATAATAAGATCCGAAATGTTCTACGGTATCTTCGGCTAGTGCTCCTGCTGCAGCCCCGTATTTTTTGTACTTTCCAAGTGTTTTCGGAGCCCCTTTTATGTGCTTTCCAAAACTAGATACGGCCTCTTCTAGCCCCTCTTCAGCTGCTGTCCATCTGACTTTGTTTGTATCTGATCCCTTTGATGCCATCCTTCGACGGAATGAACTCGAATGGTTAAGTATTTTCTTAGCTGATTTTTGAGTTACTGAATTTAGTAGATGCTTACCCACATTTGTAGCTAAAGATGCGCCCGCTGCTCCTGTCGCCATCATGGGTAAGTTTTGCCCCATAACTTGCCCTAAACCGGAGAGGAACCAAGATCCTGCATCTCTCATTAAAGACAGATCTTCAAAATCCCCCTGCGGTACGCCATCAAATTTTGCAGCTTCTATGAGATTAGAGGCTTCTATCTCTGAGCCCCATTCCTCTATGAAGTCCACCCCTATCTCTTTACCGATAGCTCGAACACCGGAACCCCAGTTAGCCTGAGCTTGGTGAAGTCCTTTATTGACCCCTTGTTCAAAAGGGGGGAGGTCTCGCTCACTTGGATGTGGGGAAACTAGTTCTCTATCAGCTCTCTGGATATCTTCGACTAGCCCGGGTGCGGGCTGATCCTCAGGATACTCCTTTGGCGGTTCTCCTAACTCTTGCTTTATATCATTGAGTTCTTTCCGTTTCCGTAATACCTCAGGATCAACCCCATCTATAGTAGGATCTCCATACCTAGATCGTGCTACAGCACCACGTAGTCGTGAAACAATATCCGCCATGTTTGTGGAGCTCCGTTATTGAGTATTAGTAAGGCGCATAAGGTGCATCCTACGTTGCCTATTCTCTTTATTTTTCTGATTATTGTAAAACTCCATCCGTTTATTAGGTGTCATTTTACTAACTCTTTCAGCGGTTTTTGCTTCCTCTACTGCTAGTTGTTCAGCCTTCTCTATAGCTTTATCATTCCTATCACTAGCGTCTATATCTGCTTGTTTAAGGGCTTTTACTGCCGCTCGCCTCTTATCGTGTGAGGTGCCCATATTACCTTCCAAATTCTGTACAGCCCAATTGACTCCCTGTAGCTCTACGTCTCGGGTAGGATCAGTGATGCCTTGGGGAAGATCTAAATTGAAACCCTTATGTCGAGCACGTATGGCTTTAAATTTTTTCTCTTGGTCAGCTATGCTAGTCGTATAACCATAAGGTACTATGTTTTTGTAGTCGTTTTGTTTTCCCAGAAGAACGGGAGTCCCCCCTTCTTTTAAACTGACGAATGTTCCATCACTTAGGAAATCCAATCCTGCGTCTTCGCCTTCTGATATCTTATCTTGGTACTCGAGAGCATCTTTGTTAGTCCTGAAATATTTATATTCTCCACCCGGAGTCTTAACTACCCTTGAGTGGAATCCAATATTAGGCAAGAACTTAGCCTCTTCGGTATCCCGCAGACCAACAGCTTTTGCTGCAAAATCAAGAACACCTTTACCTTGTGCAGCTCGGTCATACCAATCGCTAATCCCAACCCAGTCGTCAGAAATTTTGTTAGTCTGAAACAAACCTCCCTTCTGCAACGCTGCTAACGTATTTGCTTCGAATGCCGTCGCTGCTTTGGTAGCTCTGTCTTCTAGGGTAGCTATTAGGTCACTATTAAATCTGTTAGCTCCCCATTTAGCTTTATACCGCTCTTGTTTCTCTAATGCTTGAGTTATTGATCTGATTTGGTCAGCTAGTGCCGTGTTTCTAGCCTTACTTCCTAGCTCAGTAGCATTGACAGCTTTTACATATTCTGCCTGATCCTCTGTGAATAACGTCGAATTCTTTTCTTGGAACTCCATTGTTGCATTCTGGATAGACGCGTCTAGTGACGTACTTTCTTCCATAAGTGCTCGGTTCCGATTTGTTAGATCTGTATGTGCCTTTTGTAGGGTGTCTGCATCTGCTTCTATTGATGCTTTCTTTAAGGCTCCTTGAGTTTTAGCTGCTGCACCCACAGCTTTATATGATGCTGCTTGTGCAGCGAACTCAGCCTGCTTAGTATCTTCTACAGCCCCAAACGTGGATGCCCCTGATGCTGTCAGTTGGTTCTGTACTGCAGGATCTATATCCCCCCTACTGAGTCTATTTATAGACAAATCAAAACCAGATACATTCCTGTTCCGGTCACGCCTCAATACGTCTGTCGGTATAGCCGCTGGGTCTGTCCCATCTGAAATTATTGATGGCTTATTGTTAGCAGTTAATCGCTGCTGAAATGCTGAGTCAGAAATCCCCATATTGTGGAGCATAGGGTTAGTCCAGTTATATAAGGAGTTCTCAAGTACAGTATCTTCAGCTTTGTCAGTTTGGTATAGCGTTGCAGGTACTATTTGATCTTCGCCAGTAATAGAATTCCCTAGGTTTTGTAACTTATCTGACCACCCGAGTTCGGTAGGTTGTTTAGTAAATTGTGAAACCCAATTACCATTCTCATTCTGTTTAAAGCCTCCATGTCCTGTTAGTCGCTGCCCATTGTTTCTATTAGCCATAGATGTACGACCTTGAGGGGAGTTATAGTAGCTTGCAGCTATACGATTAGCTAACTCAGGATTACTATTAATTAACGCTTCGACTCGTCCGCCGGCTCCAGAAAAAGATGTGAAATCTCCTTCTAATGCTTTGGCTTCTCTAAAAAGCTGTTCCCGTAATGCATCCCTCTGCACCTGCCGATTCGACATCTGTTGTTGTGCTGCTTGCGACGCGTATAACTGGCTCTGTGCCATGTTCCTCATATCACCGTACTGACTTCCTAAATTAAAATTTGGCATTACCCAACTCCCCAGTTCCAATCACGCCCACTTGCCCACTGCTTAGCAACCCCACCTAGGAATTGAGTACCTAGCCCTAGGAGAGCATTGTTCTCCCCCTGAGTTGCAGCATAATTAGCAGACTCTATACCTTTCTGGATACCATACCCTGAAGTCTTAGCATCTGCGCCCACTTGTTTCAAACCTAACCCGAAGCCTGCTCGAGTTCTAGCCATGTCCATGAGTCGCTGTTGTTTGGCATCACGAGCTTGGTTAGTCATGCCCGTGATAGTAGATGCTGTATTCAGCCCGCGCTGTTTACCCATAGCTTGGTTTTGGGCAGCGCTGAGAGTTACACCATACCGCCCACGATTTCTAGCGGACGAAGCTGCTATATCTTGAGATTGCTGCCTAATATTGCCCGGGAGATTATCCAGATAACTAGTATCCTGCGTTTCGTTAAGCATCTGCGTGTTTACATCTGAGAGTTCCTGCTGGGTCTTATCCCATTCTTCTCTAATCATTGATTATCCCCCCTTTATTTAGTCTTATCCACTCGTCCATCCGTGTTTTCCCTCGTGCATCCGCGATATTTGTTTGATATCCATCCCACAAACCGACACCTATATTACCTGCCGCGCCTATCCAATCCACACTGTTATCTGCCTGAGCTTTTTGCATCATGGCGTTAGCATTGATGCCCATGGTGCGTTTGATATCTTCGTGAGGGCCTTGTAGGTAATTCGAGATGCTGCTTTGTCCAATATCTCCGAGAGCTGAGTCTCTGAATTTCTTACCGGTATCGTAGCCTACGTTAGTCGCTTGAGCTAATGCGTTAGGGTTATTAGGTGCGCCAAGTCTCCCGCCAGCTGCCATGCTAGGAGGTCCTGAGACCCCTTGGCTTTGCCAGTAATCGTTATTAGCTTGTCGCTGTAGATCGGGGGTTCTATCCTTTAAGGCTAGGTGCTTGTACTTGCCCATAGCATCACCAAATGCTACGTCTGCAAAACTCGTAGCCTGCCCGCCTATATCAATTAGATCGCTAGCTTCTTTGCTATCGCCTATAGTTGTTCCGAAAATCATTATATTCCCCCGTACTTAACTCTACGGGTAGGACGTACCCGACTGTTACACATAAGCATCTTAGCAGCGTCTACTTCCTGCACGTATGCTTGGTTATATACTGCACCCATATTGGGGTCGCTCCATATCTTACCGACCATAAGGAGTATCCTAGCTAGCGTCCCGTTAACTAATGCATTATAGTTATCGTTAAATACCACAGTATCAATGCGGGTAGCCGCCATCGTGGGGTATATAGCTACGCGTACATTTAAAGCTTTGGCTGTAGTCGTCGTAGGTATAGGTGCCACTGTGAACGTATCAGAAGATAACTGAGTATAATAAGCAGGAGACCCGCCTTGGGTACGCCATTGCGAATCGTTCTCAGCCATTTGTCCTGCAGTTCTAGGTATTAGGTTTGAAGTCAGAAATCTTAACGATAGTATTTCAGATACGGCTGTCTTACTAGGCGTTTCAAGATCGTAAGTGCTGGTATCTTTAATCGTAGCAGCCTCATCCAGATCCACGCACCACGCTTTTGTTTCTTTGAAGAAATCCATAGCCACTTCTTGGATACGGCTTTCAATGAAGAAATCAGGGCAGTCAGGTATTTCACCTTGTATCCTTGGGACTAACGTACTATATGCCGTGTCTGCCACTAGCTATCTCCTACTGTGCCGCTGCTGCAGCTGTTTTAAGTCCTAATGATTGGGCGAACAACCCATACGCTGTCATTGCGCGTTGGGCATTTCCTGCAAAATCTGCGTCTTTGCTATAGGCTTTGAAGAGCATATAGTCCACTAAGGCATTTGCGTATATATCATCCAGATTGATTACAGCAGTTACAGCTGCTATATCCGCTGGTAGATATGCATAAACCAGTTCTACATAATTCGATCCCGCACTAGGGGGATAGATATAAAAATCTTTGGGGTTTCGAGGGTCGTGCATAAAATATTTTACATTCGTGGCAGCTGCCTCCGAATGCCATGCTGGTAATTGAGCATCCAATTGATCCCTAGCAATTGGTTTTATAGTAGTTCCTGTAGCAACTCCAGCGCTAGTAACATTGCGTACCATATCGACAAAGCTTACCCCTGCCGTAGGTAGGGTCTGTTTAGTCCCTGCTGCTAATTGGTGTTTCTCGCTTTTGGTATTCGCGTCGGGTTTTAGCATGACAATATCGCGTTGCCCGGCATTTAACCAACCCAGTAGTTCAGCTGATGTCCAGCGGGTTCCTGCGGTATCTTGTAGCAAAGTCTGGGCTTTGCTAATCAGACTACTGCTTACAATTGTGCCCATACTATTACCTTATAAAAAGTGCCCCTCCCGAAGGAGAGGCGGGTTTCCTACAAGCAGCTCCCCCACCCGGAAGCTGCTATGGTAGAACGGGTATTACTCAGTCAGATCAACAGTAATTACACCATGATCAACTAGCGTAGTAGTAGAGCCGCCAGTCTTCTGTCTAAAGACTGATTTCTTCATACCGAAGATCTTAGATACGGAAATACCAGATTGGTTTTCGTAATCGTAGTTATCTTCGACCCACTCAGGAGTACCAATGTCAGCCAGCGCCATTGATTGAGCACCGCAGAATAATGCACGAGCTTTACCAGCTTTGCTGTATACGTGACGGTATTCGTGAACCATAACCCCATCAACTAAGTAACTCGAAGCCCCTGCGAATAGTGGGTTAGAACCCCCACGTACGCCAGCATTACGAACGTTAGCTAGGAAGTTATCATCTAACTTCAACTCAGCCATAGCTTGCGGAGTTAAGAACATGTGGTAC